AATTATTCAGATGCACCAACAGTTACTTTTTCAGAACCAACAAGTGGTACAGTGGCTCAAGGTTCAGTTAAATTAGATGCTAATGGTGGAGTACAAAGTGTTATTATAACAAATGCTGGTACGGGTTATACATCAGCGCCAACTGTAACATTTACTGATTCTACGTTAACAGGTTCAATTGTTTCAGAAACTGATAGTACAGATGGTACTACAAACTTTATAATGAATGAAGATTATATAGAAACAAACGTACAAACACAATCACCATATGCTGATAATAATGATTTAGATACAGCGGCTGGATTTGATACATCTTCTGCGACAGATGATATATTAGATTTCACAGAAAGAAACCCTTTTGGGGATGAGGATTTATAATGTTTAAAGGAAAATATTTTTACAATGAAGGTATGAGAAAAATGACCATAGCATTTGGTCAATTGTTTAACAATATAGTTGTACAAAATAAAGATAAGAATGGCGCAATTGTAAAAAGAGTTAGAGTACCATTAGCATATGCTCCTAAAGAAAAATTTTTAGTAAGATTAGATCAACAAGCTAATTTAGATAGTAGAGAAATGGCAGTAACTTTACCTAGATTAGGATTTGAAATATCTGGTTTGTCTTATGACAATACTAGAAAATTAACAAAGATGCAAAAGTTTAGTGTTGTTAAAGACGGAACAACAAATTACTATAACTATATGCCTGTTCCATATAATATAAGTTTTAATTTATATTCATTTACAGCGACAGCAGAAAATGGTTTACAAATTATAGAACAAATATTACCTTACTTTCAACCAGACTTTACAGTTACAGTTAATGTAATACCTGATTTAAATATTAAAAGAGATATTCCTATTGTATTAAATTCTATATCTTATGAAGATAGTTATTCAGGTGATTTTACAACAAGAAGAGCTGTTATCTATACATTAAATTTTACAGCTAAAACTTATCTATATGGACCTACATCAACAGCTAAAGTTATTAAAACATCACAATCAGATTTAGGTGCAAGTACAGACCCAGTTTTAGCAAGAGAAGAAAGAATTATTACGGTACCAAATCCTACTAGTGCTGATATGGATGATGATTTTGGATTTACAACAACATTATCATTCTATGATGATGGTAAGAGATATGACCCGTTGACGGATACTGATAAATAATCTTTGAGGATATTATGGGAATAGAAGAAAAAGTAAATGAAATTTTAGGTATTGAAAAATCTGAAGATAAAAAAGTTGAACAACAGGTTTTCAATCCACCAGTAGAAAGAAAAGAAGATAAGCAAAAAGCTGACGTAGATAATGACTATGAATATAGTAGAGATAGTTATTATAATCTAATAGAAAAAGGTCAGGAAGCAATTCAAGGTATATTAGATATTGCTAAAGAAGGTCAACATCCTAGAGCTTACGAAGTTGCTGGTCAATTAATTGGTCAAGTTGCTAGTACAGTTGATAAACTACAAGATTTACAAAAAAAATTAAAAGATTTAAAAGAGTTACCAAAGTCTGCTAGTCCTAATATTAAAAACGCTTTATTTGTAGGTTCAACAGCTGAATTACAAAAAATGTTGTCTAAACATACAATAGAAACAAATAAAGAAAAAAGAAAAGAAAATGAAAGTTTTGAAGGCAAAGACATTACACCCAAAAAAGATAATAATTCCGATTAAAGACTTAACTTATATTAAATCTATGAATCCTCTTAAAGAATTATTAGAGGGTGAAGAGTTAATAAATCCAATAGAAATAGAACAACATAGTATATCAAAAGAACAACGTATTGGCTCTAATGGAGCGCTATACGTAGAAAAACTATATAGTGTATGGAGAGGAAGTCAAAGAGTTAAAGCCGCAATTCAATTAGGTTATACACACATTGAAGCTGTAATAATTAACGAGTATAATCATAAAGAAAAAGTATGAATAGAGAAGACGCATATTTAGGAAATCCAAATTTAAAAAAGGTTAATACACCTGTTGAATTTACAAAAGATCAAATTGTAGAATATCAAAAGTGTCAAGCTGATCCTATTTACTTTATGGAAAACTATGTTCGTATTGTATCATTAGACGAAGGTCTTGTACCATTTAATATGTATCCTTTTCAAAAAAAGATTGTACAAACAATACACGATAATAGATTTACCATTTGTAAATTACCTAGACAGTCTGGTAAATCAACAACAACTATTTCATATCTTTTACACTTTGCTTTATTCAATCCTAATTCTAATATTGCTATACTAGCGAACAAATCATCTACGGCTAGAGATATATTAGGAAGATTACAACTTGCTTATGAAAACTTACCTAAATGGTTACAACAAGGTATTATCAATTGGAACAAAGGTAATATAGAGTTAGAAAACAAATCAACCATAGTCGCAGCGGCAACTTCATCATCAGCGATAAGGGGTGGTTCATATAATATTATATTCCTTGACGAGTTTGCTTTCGTACCTGCGAACATAGCAGAAATGTTTTTTAGTTCAGTTTATCCTACAATTTCATCTGGTAGTAAAACTAAAATGATAATTGTATCTACACCTCACGGTATGAATCAGTTTTACAAATTATGGTATGATGCAACACATAAAAGAAATGATTATGTACCTATTGAAGTACATTGGTCAGAAGTACCAGGTAGAGACGAAGAATGGAAAGAAGCAACCATACGTAATACAAGTGCTGAACAATTCCAACAAGAGTTTGAATGTGAGTTTTTAGGTTCAGTAGATACTTTAATTAGTCCTGCTAAAATTAAAAATATAGTTTATACTACACCCGAACAAAAATCAGGTGGTGTTGATATATGGGAAAAACCAATTAAAGGTAAAACATATGTCGTATGTGTTGACGTAGCTAGAGGTGTAGGAAAAGACTATTCTGCTTTTGTCGTAATAGATGTAACTCAAATGCCTTATAAGGTTGTAGCTAAATATAGAGATAATGAAGTTAAACCATTTATCTTTCCTAGTATAATTGAAAAGATAGCCAAAGGATATAATAAGGCACATATTTTAACAGAAGTTAATGATATTGGACAGCAAATAGCAGAGGCATTACATATGGAATTAGAATATGATAATGTTATGATGACAACTCAAAAGGGTAGGGCAGGTCAAATACTTGGAGCTATGTTTAGTGGTAGAGGTACTTCATTAGGGGTACGTATGACAAAACAAATAAAAAAGATAGGCTGTGCGAATATTAAGACGCTTATAGAGGGTGATAAACTATTAATCAATGATTTTGACATTATACAAGAAATGTCCACTTTTTCACGTAGAGGTAATAGTTGGCAAGCTGAAGAAGGTTGTACAGATGACCTTATGATGTGTTTAGTCGTATTTGGATGGTTGTCTAATCAAGCGTATTTCAAAGAATTAACTAATATTAACGCTAGACAAATGATGTATGAAGAACAACAAAATTTGATAGAACAAGATATGGCACCATTTGGATTTGTTGATGATGGTATCAATGAACAAGAACAAGAAACTGTAGATGAATATGGTACACGATGGTACCCTGCTACACGAAAAGGTATGTAAATTGGGGTTATTATAAATATCTACACTAGATGAATTTTGAATATGGACGTAAGAAAACTTACGATTGTTGAAAAGTAAAAATGAAAAACGAAATAATTAGCTAATTAAGAGGAGAAAACCTATGGCATTTCAAGTATCTCCAGGTGTTCTCGTACAGGAAAAAGATTTAAGTAGAATCGTTCCTGCCGTGTCAACATCAATAGGAGCCATTGCTGGCGAGTTCAGAAAAGGTCCCGTTGATGAGATAGTGTCAATTTCTAGTGAACAAGAATTAGTAAATACGTTTGGTAAACCTGATAGTTCCAACTTTGAGGACTTTTTCAGTGCATCAGCGTTCCTTTCTTATTCTAACGCATTAAGAGTTGTACGAGTAAGCAATACTGGATTAACAAATGCTACCGCAAGTGGTAGCTCTATTTTAGTTAAAAATGCTCAAGATCACCAAGATAACTATTCTGGTGGACAGGCATCCGTTGGTAAATGGGCTGCTAGATCAGCAGGCGTATGGGGAAACACATTAAAAGTTTCTATATGTCCTTCTGCTACAGCGTTCCAAGAAAACGGTAAAACTAAAGTAAACGACACAACACGATCTGTAGGTAATACTGCAATAACTGTAGACTCAACAGCTGGATTCATTGTTGGAGACATCATTGAATTTACTGCAACTGCTGATGGTACTGATTACGATGGTTACAAATATAAAGTAACTGCTGTAACTGATGGTACTACATTGGCATTTACAAGAGTTTCTGGTCAAGGCGGATTACAACAGGTTCCACCTGATAACGCAAACGTAAAAAGATTGTGGGAATACTACGATCAAGTTGACGGTGCGCCAGGTACATCAGCTTACGCAGCAGCAAGAAACGGTGTTAATGATGAATTACACATTGTTGTTGTTGATGAAGATGGTGAATTAACTGGATCAAAAGGTGAAGTTGTAGAAGTATATAATAAAGTATCAAAAGCATCAGACGCAAAAACACCACAAGGTGATTCAAACTATTATCCAACAGTAATATTTAATAAGTCAGATAATATTTTCTGGATGGACCACGATAGTCAAGGAACAAATTGGGGTGAAACTGCTAGTAATAAGACATTTACTGCTGTAACAGCTGTAAAAACTGATTCATTATCAGGTGGTTCAAATGGTTCTGCTGGATCAACTGCGCAATATAAAACTGCGTATGAAAAATTCCAAGACGCAGAAACAGTTGACGTAGGTCTTATAATTGGTGGTGCATCTAAAGATGCTACTCACGTTGACAATGTGATTACAGTAGCTGAAAATAGAAAAGACGCAGTTGCATTTATCTCTCCACAGAGAGCAGATGTAGTTAACGTTTCAAGTGCGACTACTCAAACGAGTAACGTAATTGACTTCTTCAGTGGTGTAAGATCATCTTCATACGTGGTATTCGATTCAGGATACAAATACACATACGATAGATATAATGACGTGTACAGATTTGTACCGTTGAATGGTGATATTGCTGGTTTATCAGCAAGAACTGATTTAGTTGCAGACTCTTGGTATTCACCTGCTGGTTTAAACAGAGGTATTATTAGAGGAGCAGTTAAGTTAGCATACAATCCAACTAAAGCTCAAAGAGACGAACTTTATGGAAACAGAATAAACCCTGTAATTACTTTACCTGGTCAAGGTACAGTATTATTCGGTGATAAAACTGGATTGTCTTCACCGTCAGCATTTGATAGAATCAATGTAAGAAGATTGTTTATTACATTAGAAAAAGCAATCTCTACTGCTTCTAAATTCCAATTGTTTGAATTTAATGACGAATTTACTAGAGCAAACTTTAGAAATATCGTTGAGCCATTCTTACGAGAGGTACAAGGAAGACGTGGAATTACTGATTTCTTGGTAGTATGTGACGAAACTAACAACACAGGCGAAGTAATTGATAGAAATGAATTTATTGCTGAAATCTTTGTGAAACCAGCAAGAAGTATCAACTTTATCACTTTACAATTCGTAGCAACCAGAACTGGTATCTCTTTTGAAGAGATCGCTAGCTAATAAAGTAGAGGAGAAATAAAATGGCAAACATTAATGACTTCAAAGCTAAACTTGCTGGCGGTGGCGCTCGTGCCAATCAGTTTAAGGTAACAATGCCTTTTCCTGGTTACAGTCAAGTTGGTGGAGAAATAGAAGAACTGGCGTTCCTATGTACAGCAGCAGCTATTCCTGCGATGACAATTGGTACTGCAACTGTTCCTTTTAGAGGTAGAGAAATCAAGTTAGCTGGAGATAGAACTTTCGGCTCTTGGACAATCTCTGTTCTTAACGATACAAACTTTAAGTTAAGAAACGCTTTTGAAAGATGGCAGAACGGTATTAATAATATGACTGATAACGAAGGATTAACAAATCCTGTTGATTATCAAGTTGATGCGTTCATAGATCACCTGGATAGAAACGGTAATACGATTAAATCTTACACTTTGAGAGGAGCATATCCTACAAGTGTTGGTGAAATTGGGTTAAACTACGAAACAAACAATGCAGTTGAATCGTTTGATGTAGTGTTTGACTACCAATATTTTGAAACAAATACGACTACTTAATAGACATATAAGTAGTAGTACAGGAGAACTAAATTATGGCTGAATTATTCGGATTTACGATTACCCGTACTAAACAGACGGCAGATCCGAAACAAAGCTTCAGTACGCCGCATGCGGATGACGGAACACAACTCGTTGCCGCAGGCGGCTATTTTGGTCAGTACCTTGATATGGAGGGACAGGCCAGAACTGAGCAGGATCTGATTCGTAGATATAGAGAAATAAGCTTACACCCAGAATGCGATATGGCAATAGAAGATATTGTCAACGAAGCAATTGTCGCTAATGAAAATAGGGAAGCTGTCAGAGTATTAACTGACAACGTTCCTTATGGTAGTGAGGTTAGAAAAAGAATATCTGAAGAGTTTTCAAGTATTCTTCATTTGTTGAATTTTAATACAAAAGGCCACGACATCTTTAGAAGATGGTACGTGGATGGAAGAATTTACTATCAAAAAATTATTGATAGAAATGCGACACATAAAGGTATTACAGAACTTAAATACCTTGACCCTCGTAAAGTTAAAAAAATACGAGAGATAAGAAAAAGAAGACCTGACTCTGTTATGCCTAGTAATTTGAATGTAGTAGATGAGTGGGTAGAATACTTTATCTACAACGAAAGAGGATTACAAAACTCAACAACTCAAGGATTGAAAATTGCTGTTGATACAATAGCATTTTGTCCTTCAGGTATGATAGATCAGAATAAAAATATCGTTTTATCTTTCTTACATAAAGCAATTAAACCTGTTAATCAATTAAGAATGATTGAAGACGCAGCTGTTATTTACAGAATTGCTAGAGCTCCAGAAAGAAGAATGTTTAAAATTGACGTTGGTAATTTACCAAAAGTTAAAGCTGAACAATATTTAAGAGACGTTATGGCAAGATATAGAAACAAACTTGTATATGACGCTTCTACTGGTGAGATAAGAGACGATAGAAACTATATGTCTATGTTAGAAGACTTTTGGTTACCTAGTAGAGAAGGTGGTAGAGGTACTACTATTGAGACTTTACCTGGTGGTCAAAATTTAGGAGAAATTGCTGATATAGAATATTTCCAAAAGAAATTATATAGATCATTAAACGTTCCTATTAGTAGATTAGAATCATCTACAGGATTTAATTTAGGTAGATCAACTGAAATAACTAGAGACGAATTGAAGTTTACTAAATTTGTTCAAAGGTTAAGAAAGAAATTTACTGAATTATTTAACGATTTATTAAGAACTCAATTAGTTTTAAAAGGTGTTATATCTGAACAAGATTGGCCTTTAATTAAAAATACTATTATCTATGATTTTGTACAAGATGGACATTTTTCTGAATTGAAACAAGCAGAACTAATGAGAGACAGATTACAATTAGCTACTGAAATGAGAGACTACATTGGTAAATATTTCTCTTTAGAATATGTAAGAAAACATATCTTAAAACAATCTGATAGAGACATAGATCAAATGAACAAACAAATTAAGAAAGAGATTGACGATGGATTAATTGATAGCCCTACAACTCAATCTACAAATAATGAGGTATTATAATGACTGAAAAAGTTAAAGACTTTATAGATGCGTTACACAAAGGAGATAAGATATCTGCTGGTGACGCATTCAAAGATGCGTTAAGAGCCAAAGTTGGTGACGCATTAGATGCACAGAGAAAAGATGTTGCTGGTAGAATGTTTAATGAACCTGTGGAGGCACAACCTCACAGCGACCCTAAACCAGAAATAGCTACAACAGGAACTTTTGATAGACACGGTAATGTTATTCCTACAGGTAATGGTACTGTTGATGGATCAGTTGATATGGATATAGCAAGTCAAGCAGAACCTGAAACTGTTGCACAACCAGAAGTAGGTAATAATGTCCAAACTCCTGGTCAGTAAAATTTTTGAAGAAAAAAGCGTTTTAAACTCTAAATCTTATACGAGTTTATCTCCTTCTATGAAAGAAGCAGTAGATGACTTATTAAGAATGATTAAGAGTGAAGGTAATCTTATATTCAACGTAGAGAATGCTGTTGAGAAAATAGCGTCTCAATATGATGTTGATAAAAAAGAATTACATAATTATATAGAACAAGAAACTAACGAACAATTAGGACTATAATGAGTTTTACAGATAATAGATATATCTTTAAAGGCACTTATAATAGTGGAACAATAGTAAACTCTAATTTCAATAGAGCTCATTTTGTAAGAATAACAGCAGGAGCTAGTGAAGTTACTGTAACTTTAAAAGATAAAGATTCTATTCAAACATTAGGTACTGTATTAATTTATAGTACAGGTGAAACAATTATAGTTGAAAAGAAACCAGAAGAAACAATATCAACAGATAAAACTGTTTATGCTTCAGGTGAAACTGGTGTGTTAGGTGGTGGTGCGGATGATGATAGTAGCGAAATTACAAACGCTGTATCTGACGCTGCGACTACACTACAAACTTGGTATGATGGTTCAGATATTGAATATCTAGTACCATCTGGTTTAAGTGATGGAACAGGTATTACACAATGGCAAGATCAATCAGCTTTTGCTCATAACGCAAACGCAACTGGTGGTGCTACTACTAGACCAGCATATAGATTAAATCAAATTAATAGTTTGTCTGCTATTGATTTTGATGGATTAAATGATTGTTTAAGTATTAATCCAGTTGCATGGATGCAGAACTTGACAGGAATGTCAGTAATGATGGTAGTTAAACAAGATGATTTAACAGGACAACAATCTTTTATAATTAGTGACCAGGATGATATTGGTATTAAACAAAATGGAACAAGTGTAAGTGTTTTTATGAATGGCGCATCAGCGACAACTGGTGTGACAAGTAATACAACTGGAGCACACGTTCATACATTAGTTTTTGATGGAACACAAACTGGAAACGCAGATAGATTAAAATATAGATTTGATGGATCAGATGCAACACTTGGATTTACAGGAACTGTTCCAGCAACTATAAGTCCATCATCTGGAGCAATCTATGTAGGTTGTGATGATGATACAGAAATTTTAGATGGTAAGATAGGTGAGATATTAATTTTTAACAAAGCTTTAAGTAGTGCAGAGATAACTGACCTAGAAGCTTATTTAACAAGTAAATGGGGAATATAAGGAGAACAAATGGCATATTCAGGAACTTTTATAATTAAAGGAACTGCAGTTGCTGGTACACTATCAGATAACAATATTGGTAGTGCTCAGTTCGTTAGAGTTACAGCTACAGCTGGAACAAATACTATTACTGTAAAAGATAGTGGTGGTACAACTCTAGGAACTGTTTATCTATACGCTGCTGGAGACGTTATAACAATTGAAAAAGCACCAGGTGATACAATTTCATCATCAGGCGCAGTAAGTGCAAGTGCAGTAGCACCGAGAAGTTAATGACTTTAAAAACGACAAATATTGTAGAAGACAATAATAAAGCTGTGTTTTTATTTACGTCAAATAAACAATTAGAAACGCAACAATTATTGAATGTAAAAACATTAAGTAATTCTACAAATGAGTCGGAAATATCATTAGCAACAATACACCACGAAACTAAAGGTAATTTTACAATTAGTTTTCAAAGTGATGCACAAGATGATACAGTAGAAAAAAAGATTACATTAAATGGTAATGGTAATTGGGGAGTAAGACCAGGAGAAAATAGAATTACTGATACCGATAATTTGTTTATACAAAGCGAAGGACCATTTAAGATAGTAGTAGAGGTACAAAAAGAAAAAGGATTTACAAATGGCTGATGTAGTAACAACACAAACAATAGCTGATACTCAAGGAATTAAGTATGTTGTTAAAATGACAAACTTATCTGATGGTACAGGAGAAAATTTAGTCACAAAAGTTGACGCATCTGAATTAACTTTTATGACTGAAGATGGTAATAGAAAGATTAGTAAGATTTGGTATTCAATAAACACGTCTAATAATAAGTCAGGTGTTGAGTTATTGTGGGGTGGAACTACTAATTCTACTGCTGTTTTCTTATCTGGTAATGGACATTGGGATTTGAGACCATCAGGAAACGAAATACCTAACAATGCAACTACACCTACGGGTGATGTTTTATTATCAACGAAGAGTTTTGCGAACGGTGATAATTACACAATAGTTGTTGAGTTTAGATAAAAACTATTATAAATAGTAAGACGAGAGAGAAAATGAAACTAATATCAGAAGAGATTTCAAACGCAGAATACCTTGTAGAAGAAGTAGCGGGTAAAAAGAACTACAAGATTAAAGGCGTATTTTTACAATCAAATATTAAAAATCGTAACGGAAGAGTCTACCCTAAAGAAGTATTAGAGAGAGAAGTTTCACGTTACCAAAAAGAATTTGTTGACAAGAAAAGAGCATTTGGTGAGTTAGGTCATCCAGATGGTCCTGTTGTTAATTTAGAGAGAGTATCACATATGATTACTTCTCTTAAACAAGAGGGTGAAAACTTTGTCGGCGAAGCGAAGATTATGAACACACCTTACGGTAAGATAGTTAAAGGTCTTATTGATGAAGGAGCTCAATTAGGAGTGTCCAGTAGAGGGATGGGTTCAATAATAAACAGAAACGGTGCGAATTACGTTAAAGATGATTTCTACCTAGCGACTGCCGCAGATATAGTCGCTGATCCGTCAGCCCCTGACGCTTTTGTTGAGGGTATAATGGAATCAAAAGAATGGGTATGGGATAATGGCGTATTGAAACAAGTTGATGTTGAAATGTGGAAAGAAGAGATACAAAAGGCGAAGAGAATAGCCCTCGCTGAAGCGAAGGCGAAAGTCTTTAGTAACTTTCTTAAAAAACTATAATATTATAAATATCTTTAACAAAAAACTTATAAACGTTTATAAATTAAGGAGATTTCTCATATGGCCGAAACAGACAAAATTGAGGCGTTAGAAAAAGAAGTAACAGAAGCGATTGCTCCTGATGCTCCTAAAAAGAATGCTGTTGCGGCAGAACCTATGAAAAAAGTAGGTGATGCTGAGGATTTAGGTCCTGCAGTTGTTAAAAACACTGACAGCAATCCTGATGCCACAAAGAAAATCAAACAAGTCTCTGGCGATCCTCAACAAAAGAGCCAAGGTAGTGCTGACGCAATGCCTAAGCTTAAAGAGGAATCTAAAGAAGACAAAAAGGACGGAGAAGTCGTAAAAGAAGGCGAAATGCCAAAAGCTGCTCTTGACGCTCTTAAAAAGTCAAAAGAGAAGAAAGATGAAAAATCTGAATCTATGAAAAAAGAAGAAAAACACGAAGACGAAAAAGAGAAGAAAGAAGAAGCTGAAGCAGAAAAGAAAAAAGAGATTGACGTAAAAGAACACGTTGACGCTCTTATTGCTGGCGAAAACGACTTATCTGAAGAATTTAAAGCGAAAGCATCTACTATATTTGAAGCTGCTATTACTTCTAAAGTAAAAGAAATAGCTGAAGATATGGAGAAAGATTTTGCTTCTAAATTAGAAGACGAGATTTCTAAAACAAAAGCTGATTTAACAGAAAAAGTTGACTCTTACTTAAACTATGTTGTAGAAGAGTGGATGAAAGACAATGAATTAGCTGTTGAAAAAGGAATCAAAGGCGAAATTGCTGAGGACTTCATTAGTGGTCTTAAAAAATTATTTGAAGATCATTACATTGACGTTCCAGATGAAAAATATAATGTATTAGAAGATCAAGCTTCTAAAATTGATGAATTAACAAAAAAACTTAATGAATCAATTGACAAACAAGTTGAACTTAACAAGCAAGTTGGTTCTTTTAAAAGACAAAGCATTTTAGCTGAAACTTCAAAAGATTTAACTGACACTGCTAAAGAAAAGTTTAGCAAGTTAACTGAAGAAATTGAATACTCTAACGAAGAAGATTTTAGAAAGAAAGTATCTACTGTAAAAGAAAGTTACTTTGGTAAAAAATCAGAATCGATTGACGAGATAGACAATGTGGCGGCAGACAGTGGTATAGATAACAATGTTGATTTAACAAAATCAATGGCTGCATATACCGCCGCTATAAGTAAAACTAAAGATATAAAAATATCTAGTAAGTAATAATAGGGAGATAAAAACATATGTACTTATCTGAACAACACGAAAAAAAATGGCAGCCAGTTTTGGAGCATCCTGATCTTCCAAAGATTACGGATTCTTACAAACGTGCCGTTACAGCTACTATCTTGGAAAACCAAGAAAGAGCTAGCAAAGAGGACGCTGCTTTCTTAAACGAAGCTGCTCCTACTAATGCTACTGGTGCTGCGATTTCTAACTGGGACCCGATTTTAATCAGTCTAGTAAGAAGAGCAATGCCAAACCTTATTGCATACGATATCGCTGGTGTACAACCAATGACTGGTCCAACTGGACTTATCTTTGCAATGAGAAGTAGATACACTTCACAATTAGGTGGTGAAGCATTCTTTGACGAAGCAGACTCAGATTTCTCTGGTAGAAATGCTGCTGGTTCATCAGTAGATGGCTTCTCATCAACTGCACACTCTGGATCAAATCCAGCTGTACTTAACGATGGTACTCCAGGTACTTTCACTAAAGGTACTGCAATGACTACAGCGAAAGCTGAAGCATTAGGAGATGCTGCTGGTAACGCATTTGCTGAAATGGCTTTCTCAATTGAGAAATCAACAGTAACTGCTAAATCAAGAGCTCTTAAAGCAGAATACACTATGGAATTAGCACAAGACCTTAAAGCTATCCACGGTTTAGACGCAGAAACAGAATTAGCAAATATTCTATCTGCTGAAATTCTTGCTGAGATCAACAGAGAAGTAGTAAGAACAATTTACATTAACGCTGAAAAAGGTGCACAAACTGGTAACGTAACTAACGGTGGTATCTTTGACCTTGACACTGACTCAAACGGAAGATGGTCAGTTGAGAGATTCAAAGGCTTAATGTTCCAACTTGAAAGAGATGCGAACAGAATAGCTCAAAGAACTCGTAGAGGAAAAGGTAACATCATCATCTGTTCTGCTGACGTAGCGTCTGCATTACAAATGGCTGGCGTACTAGACTATACACCTGCACTTAACAACAATCTAAACGTTGACGACACAGGCAATACATTTGCTGGTGTATTAAACGGTAGATTTAAAGTGTACATTGATCCATACTCAGCAAACTCAACAGCTAAACAATACTATGTTGTTGGTTACAAAGGTACTTCACCTTACGATGCTGGTATTTTCTACTGTCCTTATGTACCATTACAAATGGTTAGAGCAGTAGGACAAGACACTTTCCAACCAAAAATTGGTTTCAAAACTAGATACGGTCTAGTTGCTAACCCATTTGCGGAAACAGGTGCTCAATCAGGTGCTGCTACTGCAGTAAATGATGCTGGTTCAGCTAACTCAAACAGATACTATCAAAGAGTACAAGTTGCTAACTTGATGTAATCTTGTTTGGTGTTATACCAAATTAAAAAGGGCGGCCATAAAAAGTCGCCCTTTTTTTATGACTAAATAATACTATGAATAAAATAATAACATTACTGATAATATTATTATTGTCTATAAATCCTGTATTCGCCAACAATGGTAAAGGCGGTGGTCAAGGAAATCAAGGCCAAGGTAATTCAGGTAACGCTGGAGGTAATTCTGGAGGAAACTCTGGAGGTAATTCTGGTGGTAATTCTGGTGGTAATTCCGACAAAGGTGGTTCTGAAAACTCTAGTAAGGGTTCATCAAAATCATCTTCTCAATCAAATAACTCATCATCAAAGAGTAAAGAAAATCACGGTCAAAAAGTTTCTACTTATAATAAGATAGCTAAATCAATGGGATTAAAAGCTAATATAGGAACACATTTGGCAAACTTTGGTGAAGATTTATCTGGTCTGAAAAAT